CCAATCACTTGGATTAGTTTCTGCCATGTGCTTAAAAAATCTCCACATACCTTCCCAATTGGGCTCCACATTGATCGATCTTGTTTCATTTACAACTTCTCGTATTTCTTGTCTGATATGTTGTCTTAATTTGCTAACAAATACGGATTCATGAATATCTAAATCTGTCTTTTTAAAATCTTTCAAATTCTTTACGACTTGTGGCAACTTACCAATTTTACCAATAACAAATTTGTTAGGTGAAACATTCAAATGTAAGTTTCCCTTTTTATCAACCGTAAACGGCAGGACATCTTTTCTCTTATTAGCTTGAACTGTATAGAACCCTCCCCATACAAACTTACCACCTAACCATCCACTTTTCATTGGCTGGTATTTTACTACTTTGATGCTAGCTTTCTTGAGAGCTTCATCTACAAAGTCTTTAACTTCAATCCCGTTAATCATATATTCTTTCAGTTCCTCTACGGACATAGATTCTTTCTCCCATTTTTTAGCAATTTTAGGCTCATTAGCGTGCATCCATTTTCTCTGTTTTTGTGATTTAAATGGCATTACTTCCACGCCTTTTCATAATCTTTTAACAATCGAATCAAAGTTGCATTTACTTTAGTTTCCCAATGAGATAATTTTCTAAATCGCTTTTCGTAAAGTTTATCATCCCCACCCTCAAAATCATGATACTCGCCTGAATCACCGTCAAATGATCCACCTCTTCTCTTATCCATTTCTTTAGAAAAATTATCTAAATGTTTTCTTACATCCTTTATTGGAGTAGATAAATCCATAGCTTCATTAATTTGTTCTTGTTTTGCAGTTTTCCTTTGGTGTTTTTCCATTACACTCTTTAATGTAGGTAATGGATCTCCAAATTTTCTGTCTTTAAACCCGGGGGCGCTCTCTTTTAATAAATCTTTTAATTTAATCATCTTAATTCTTCTTATTAAAGCTAAAAACTTTTGGAACCCCTACCATTGAGCCGCCAATATAAACGCCTTTTTCTGTCACTTTTTCTTTTCTATAAGCTTTATTAGTGGCATCCGCTACAGCTTTTGGCACAATCTTATTAAGCTGTTCTTCAAAATTATTATCAAAAGAATCTATCTCTACTGAAATAGGTTGAGAAATTAAACCAGTTCCCTCTCTCTCATATGCATTAAGTTTAGCTTTAACTGTAAATGATGGTATCTTAAGGGTGACCTTTTTTGACCCCCATCCTTCTACAACTGCTTCGTTAACTTTTTGAATTTCCTCTCTTATGATACCTTTTAATCTTTCTTTAGTTATTTTCATTAGTCCCAATCCTCGTATGTTTTATCAAGATGTTTCTTTAATGCAGTATGCATCTTAAATAATTTATGAACAAAAGCTCTTAATTTTGTATCACTGGTGAACCCAGCGTGCCTTCTTGTAAGCCAATCTAAATTTCCTATCTTATCACCCAGCTCGTAAAATACTGATTGTATATCCATCCCTTGTTCTTTTAGAAGTTCTTCCCGGATGATCTCTTCGAGTTTTGATTTAGTTATTTTCATCTTTTAAAATAATTCCCAAACTTCTTCTGTGATGCTCTCACATCATATTTTTGTCCTCTAACACCAGCTTTGATCCCATCAAGAAATGCAGCTTTAAGTCCTGGTGCATTAAAGCTAGATAAATTTTTATCAATAAGTTTTAAATTATCATTAATCACAGAATATGTCTTCCCTAACTCGTATTCTAATTTCTTAGCAGCTTTCATATCTTTATCTGCAGTGGACTCATCCTCAGATATGAGATTTCTTAATTTAATCATTTTTTTCTCCTAAAATTTCATCAACTAACTGTCTAACAGGTGAATTTTTCAATGAACGTTGTAGTTTATTTACCAATGTCATTTTTGAAAATTTATCAACTTTTGTTGGTATAGAAGACTTTTTAATACCATACATTTCATCCATAATTTTTTTATAAGGTAGTGTTTTCATTATTAGATGGTCCCGACTGACTCAAATAGTCTGTTGTATTGGTTCTTCCACGGCTTGACTGATTCCATCCAATATTCTAAATCCTCTTCCGAAGCATCCATTTCCATTTCTAACCAATTTCTAATCTTTTTATCATCTATTCCCTTATCTCGTAAAAGCTGTACAGCTTGTTCTATTTCATCATCCGTTCCTTCAAAGCCATCTTCTCCCCAAACGGTACTTAGAATTTTATCTATCGAAGCTGAATTTGATGGGTCATCATCGTCTCTGTCTAACGCGTCAGCGCGATCATCAGGTATATCAAGCTCATCTGAATCCAGGGGTAGCTCTTCACCAAAGACATCCTGTACACCTTGTCTGAGAATATCGAGATCCTCTTCTGTGGTGTACCCGTCATCCTTGAACTTATCGGCTAAATCTTCCGGAGTGCCACCAGCAGCTTTGACGGCTTCTAAATCATCCGTTACCATGCGTTTAACGTCTGGATGATCAAATCCTATACCACGTTCGGCTGCATCTGCTATACCTTCAAGTGCTCCGTATATTGCATCATCAACTTCACCACCTGGTTCTTCGTCATCAGGAAATAGTGGTGTTCCATCCAAGGGTTCTCCTTTTGCCAGTTTCTCTCTATCAATTCTATCTAATTCAGCGTCAGCTGCCGCTGTATGTGCCTTTTGTGATGGTGATAAATCGTCATCTTCTGGTTCACCATATCTATCATCGAATGGATTTACATGTACTCTAGGTTTTCCTCTATCACCCTTACTATCTGGGGCTGGCTTTTTAGGTGTATCCTTCGCGAACGGATCCGCTGCGATTTTTGTTCCCTTGGATTTAGCTTGAGGCTTTTCAGGAGCTTTTGCTTTACCAGCAAGTTCTGCTTCTGCTTCCTCACGGTCTACAGCATCATATCCCTGGGTTTTAACTGCATCTTTCCAGTTTTCCTTATCTGTAAACACGGAGATCTTTTTTCCATTAGGATCCCTAGCATAGAACTTACTCGCTTCAGAGATACCATACATTTCATCCATAATTTTTTTATAAGGCAGTGTGTTCACTTTTCTATAATTTCCTAAGATTTCGATTTAATTTATCATACTCTTTGAATTCTCTTTTAAGTTGAGATGTCACTGATTCTTTCTTTCTCTTCGGTGGCTTGGTGTAATCGTGTCCGTGTAGTGGCTCAACACCAAAAACACCATGTATTGCTGCTGACTTCTGTACAGCTGATTCCTTTGGAGCCATCCCTCGCGACTGATAATCATCCGGTTTCGTGGACCTCTGATTTACTTTTTTCATCCGGTTATCATAAAACTCTTCTCCATCAGGCCACTTGGCAGCGTCACCGTGATGATGCAGTTCAGTTTCCATATAATATGTAGTACCGTCCCCGTACCTAATTACTACCATCTGAACCGGTTGACCTGTTTTTTGATTAAACCCGTCGTATGAGTCTACAACTGCGTCCCCGGCGTCCTTGGGTATCGAATCATAATTAGACTCTAATTCCCGCATAGGGATTCCTGAAGCTTCCATCTCATCTCTGCTCATTACTTGACTTTTTGGTTTAATGCCACCTACGTGGTTCCATTCTTCATAGTCTCCAGTGCGTTTAGTGTGCCAGTCAGGAAGTTCACCACTTGGTTCTTCTGTCGCGTCATCACCATACACTGGTCCATCTAGATCCATCCTCGCCTGTTGTAATTCTCTCCACTTAGCTACTAGTTTCTTATCTTCCTTTTCCAATTGATCTCTACGACTGCGACTGACTCCACCGCCACCTGATGAGGTCATATATTGTTTTAAAATCCTGCGTTGCTTCTCTATGTCTGCTATTTCGCTGTCTATTTTTGCTAAACGGGCTTCAGGTGAATCACTTGGTTCTTCTCCATCCTTATCCGCAAAGGGATCCGCTGCTATATCCACAGTTTTTGGTTGTGGCTTCTGTTCAGGTGGACTTTGTGGTTTTTTCTCTGGAGCTGCATCAGGCTTTTCGCCCTTCTGTTGACCTAATTCTTTTTCTGCTTCTGCAGAATCTACAGAATCATATCCCTGATTTTTAACTGCATCTTCCCAGTTATCTTTATCAGTAAATACACTGACCTTTGCTCCTTTTTCAGCGCGCGCATAATATTTCTGTTGCTCAAATATCCTCATTTCTTGTAAAATAAGCTGTCTTAATATTCTTTTAGTCAATTTCATTTTTACACCCCTTGTACTATATCATTAATTATAGATTCAACTTTACACCACTTGCCGCAAGTTCTATCTGATTTATCTACTCCCTCGTTCATTGGGGCCATAAAAGCTCCTTGAGTAGATGGGTTTGAAACAAAATCAAATGCTATTAATTCAAAATCTGGCTGTACTTCTACGGTATCAAGCTCTTCATCGGATTCCTCATTTATCTCTTTAACTGACCCCAATCCTCGTGAGCTAATTCCAAGCTTAATACCAGCTTTAAATAACTCTGTTAAAATATTTCCACTTGGTGTGCCTAAAACTTCTACTGTCCCAAGTAAATCATTCCCTTTCCAATGCATTTCCATAATATTATGAGAAGCATTTTGTAGATTTACTACTGAGCTATCAGGGTGATCTAATTCTCCTAAGGCTCTCCGTTCTTTAATTTGAACATTAGAATATTCATCTGCTTCTCGCATTAATACTTCTCTAGGATAAACACGACCATTTTGATTCTTAGCATCAGCTCTTTGAAGAACGCCGGAAACAATCAGTCTTCCATTATTTTGTTTAATAGACTCGTTAATTTGTTGTGGAGACACATCGAATGGTATATAATCCACTAAAAGTTGTTTTTGCATAAGTTAGCCTCCCCTGTATACAAAGCTTATATCGCCAGTTTTATGTCCACCAGCACTACCACTCCAAGCCATTGGACTTATATCCAACTTCACTGGGAGTCCAGCACTGCCTGCATTTATAACACATCCTAAATCATAATCAGCTTTATTAGAATGTGTTGTTCCTAAAGAACCGGTCCCATACATAAAATAATAAGAGCCTGTGTTGTTTATTAGCACCTGAGCCGGGCTGGTGGTAACCACGTTTTGAGCTGGGGCTTTTACCTGCGCAAAAAAATCTTTTGGTCTTCCCACTGGGCTTAGTTTTGTTGAATCATTTGGATCTTGTCGGTACATTTTGTTCTCCTATTATTTAACCCACGATGCTCGTTTTATCCATATATCACGTAAAATTGCAGCTACTTCACTACGTATGATATTTTTAACAGCGTGTAAATCCCCTTGTGATAATTCTTCTTTAATTCTTTTTTTCTTCTTCTTGTGTTCACCAGAATTTCCAGTATCTTTGAAAGCATATGGTGTTTCATACCCCGCGGCATCACCTGTCGTGGTAATTTCATCTATCTCCTCTTCACCATCCTTATCCTTATCAATTTCTTCATAATACATCTGATAAATTAGATTTCTTAATAAAGACTCTGTCATGCTTTTTTTAATTCCCTTACTAACTGATAATATCTCATTAATTGAGTAATGGCTTTATCAGGCACTCGAACAGATTTTGATATCTCACAAAACTTATTAATTGAATTAGTAACTTCATTTAATTTAATGATAGTGACTTTATCGTCTACTTTTTTACTATATTGTTTAAGATCTCTCTTTACTTGTGCAATCTCTTGACTAACATAGTCTTTTAATGAAGCAGTATTAGAAACACTATTAATATATTCTCTTAAAAGATTTTTTTGACTTATATCTAAATGATCATATTTTTGATTAAACTTTTCTAGCAAAACACGGTATGCTAAAATTCGTAAATCTTTATCATGTGCATTAATTTCTGTTAACTGACGTTTATGGTGTTTGAAAGTAGTAATATTTTCTATCAAGTTAAAATGAGCAATAGTTTTTTCTTCTGGGGATAAATTATCATAATAATTAAATATTTTATAAGCAGATGCATACACCTTGTAATTAGATACTTTAGAAGATAAGAGTTCATTCAAATTAAAATATTGAGAAATTTCCTTAATAAGATTATATCGTTCTCTCCTTAACACCTTTTCATTTAATCTCTTCCTACTCTTAATAGTTTCAGTAATAAAAAAATCAGCTTTTTTGTCTGAATTAAATTTTTGATTAATTATAACATTATATAAAGATAATTCTTTACCTAACTCTGTGTGCTCATTGAATCTCTTCTTAATAATCTTAAGAGCTCTGTTTTCAGAATCTTTGTTAAGTATATCTGATGTAATCTGCCTTAACAAAAACTCAAAAAGTAGCCCAGAGTTACGAAGTTTGTTGTGCTTTACACTCTTCTTATTTTTTTTCATACATATGCTCCACGTAAAGTTCGACATATATAAATATAATATTAAAAGTTTTATTATGAACTATATTTCTCTTATTTATCATTATTGTTGTCGTCCTTTTTATTTATTTCATCTTTTAATAATACTTCTTCACTTAAAAGACTGGTATTTTCTGCTGAGCCCCCAAAGGCAACCTTCAACTGATTTAACAATCCTTCTTTCTTTACTATTGTAGCTCCCTTTCCTGGATAAAGTGGACTTCCCCCCTTAAATTCTCTTTTTCCGTACCGCTCTCTCTTATATTGAGAAGCTTTTTTAATATCTCCAGCGGAGCTATTACCATAGTCAATTTCCGGCAACCTAGGTCCTTTTTCACTTCCACCCCAATCACCTTTTCTAGCCATAGCTTCTTCATCATCTGCCTTTTCCCCAGTTTGGGCAGGATCGTTGCCTTCCATTGAAATCTGCTCCATTCTAAAAGCTTGTTTTTGATCTTCGATAACTCCTTGAAAAAGAGTTTTCTTTTGATGATTATCATATTCGAAAATATTATCATATATCCATTCTCTTGAAAATAACTTATTTTCCATTGCAGAGCTTGCTATATCAACTTGTTGTGTAAGTAGTTCTAACTTTTCCTGTTCATGAATCATTGATGGGTTTGTTAATTCAAGATCAAAATTTAACAATTCAGCATCTTCAAACCCTTGAGTATAGAGATGTATGACAGCAATCTTTTCAAGCTCAGCACATAATATTTTTTGTAATCTCTCAATAGTTCTAGCAAAACGCACGTCTTCAGCTGCAAGAGTAGCTTTACTCCCAATACCTTCTTCATATCCTAGAAACGCTTTTGGAATTTTTAAAGCAGCCATAAGCTTGTTTCGCAAGTATTCAATATCCTCTATAGCATCATTATTTGATAGCCCAGGTAGTGTTTCAATCTCTGTTCCAGAGTCCCCACCACGAACAGGTAAAAAGTAATCTTCTGTTACTGATTCAATATTATATCTTAAGTTGTATTCTCCAGTGGATTGATCTATAACCGGTATTTTTTTCATTTTATTAATAATTTTTTGCATAAAATTGTCAACTTCATTCGGCGGTATATTTCCAATATCAATCTTAAAAACTCTCTTTTCTGGTGCTCTCATAATTCGGTGGATTAACATAGCATCTTCCATTAACACTAGCTGCTTCCATACTTTTCGAGCACCTTCTAACATTGATTTACCATAAGGTAAAAAATTAGAATCTGACAAAAGCCTAAAATGAGCAATTTCATAATTTTGAAATGTTTTCGATGCTCCAGGTGCTGGGGCCCCTGGCCCCCTACTAGCCATTCCTCCAATAACTTCAAATTCTACTAATTTTGGATTTTCTAAATCATGGTCTTCCATTCTGGTAACTTCGTATGGTGATAGAGGGCGAACATTAACGATTCCGTATTTATCTACTATATCTAATAATAAAAAGAAATCACCATATTTTGTTATATTTCGAAGCCAAGACCATAAATTGAATTCAATATTTATTACATCATAAAAAAGATTGTGTAAAATTTTATAAACCTTAACATTATCTGTTGTTATTTTCAAAATCTCATTTTCAATATTATCCACTGTTGATTCATCTGAATAAACGTCAAGAGCAGACGAAATTATTGGATCAGTATCCATTAATTCATAATCTCTGAACAGCTCTTGCCTTGCAATCTCATATGCATTCTTAGCATTTTGTTTAGCAGCATAACTGCTACCCCAACCATATGATCCTTGTATTTTTGTATACCTATCTATAAAATTAGACAACAAACTAGTTTGCGACATGTCTAAATCTTTAAGAACTAATCGAGCCTGATAATCGATTAG